GCCGTATTTGCGTCACCAGCCATTGTTTCGTCTGTACTAAATTCATTAATAGTAGCACCTAATTCTGCACCAATAGAACCTAATTGTAATTGACTTAAACCTGAAAGGTCAAATGCGTCTGCGTTTAGTGTAGCAACACCAGTTGCCTGTTGAATTCTGAATAAATCACCAACTCTAAAGTCACCGTCTTGGTCAGTTGATGTAAAGTAAACACGACCACCATTTAATTCGTTTACTTCGTCTGATTGGTCAGCAGGTTGACTTTCACTACCTGGATAATTTGTAGATGTGAAGTCACCAGTACCAATGCTTAGGAAGTCATGACCTGTTAGTCGTATGTTTGAAAATTTTTGTCTTAAATCAAGTACCGTATCATCTGCTTTAGCAGCCGATAACAATACAGCCTCTGTTAATCTTATTAATGCTGTTTGAGCAGTTGTATTTTCCTCTGATACAGCAGAAACTCTGTAATACTTAGCGTCACCAGAAAATTTAACACTAGCACCAAGTTTGATTACACCAGTTGCATTAAGATTAGTACCAAATGATTTAACTGCTATTAGAGCACCTTCTTGATTTTTTAATGCGTTTGAAGCAGCTGACTTAACTTGGAATGTAGTAGAATTTTCTTTTGTAAATGTTAATGTTTCGTCATTTTGGAAAGTACCTGAAATATTTTCTATGTGAACTAAATCTAATGATATGTTAACTCTGAATACTCTAGCAGTTGCACCTGAAGTAACACCTGTTACCGTAGCAGTACCTGAACCAGATGTACCTATCATATCTACAATATCTGATTCTGTAGCACCACCTACAAAAGTATCAGCCGCATATGCAAGTTGTCTACCTCTTGTTTTTAAGTTAACTGCCGTTTCAGTTGCTAAATTACCGTCTGCCTCAGCACCTTTTTCACCGTAAGCAGATGAACAATTTAAACCTCTAATAAATCCGCCTGATTCTGCAAAGAATGATTTATCACAATAGTAAGTAAATATAGAAACCATCTCACCACGACCACCTGCCAATGCGTGAACACCACGACCATCGGAGTTAATTTGTGTATAGTCATTTGCAAGAATTGATTTGTTACCTGCACTATGTAAATTACCGTCAATTTGAATACCAGTTGCACCAGCATTTACAGACGAACAATTTTGTACATAAGGCGAAGCAGTTGTAATTGAACCACTAGGGTCTAATGAAGTAACTGCGGCTTTTCCAGTACCACCAGCAGCTGGTGTTCCTGTTAAACCTTTCATTGACATTTGAACAAGGTTAGTGCTATTGTTCATTAAGAACATATTTGAAGCGTTGTTATTTTCAAGAGCAGTTACCGTTAATACTAAATTACCACCATTACCAACTGAAGCAGCAGGAATAGTTATTGTATCGTTTACTGCAAATCCAACACCACCATTATGTACTACAACTGAACCGTCCGTTGCGTTACCATTCGTTACCGTTATTGTTAAAACTGCTGAAGCAGCTACACCACTTCCTGATGTTGCATTTGGATGAACAAATGAATATGTTCCGTTAGCAGCGCCACTTACATCCGTTGTAATTGAAACCGTTTTAATTTGATGACCTGTGCCTGAAGCAGGTCTTATCTCTGTACCTCTTAATGATTCACCTTGTACCGTTACGCCGGCAGGAATTCTTAAAGGTAAACTCTCTCTGTAAACTCCGTTTTTAACATAAACAACATCACCTACTGAAGCAGAAACAACTGCTATTGTCATATTTGAAGAACCACCCATACTTGAACCTGGGAAAGTTACCGTATCGCCAGCAGCATGTCCTGAACCACCACTAATTATAGTTACGGTTGGTGTTGATGAACCGTCTGTCGTTACTCTTACTTGAGCACCTGTTCCTGAACCAGTTGTAGCTGATTGAGTTACATCATAAGTTGATGGTGTTCCGCCTGTACCACCTGATATACTATTAAAGTCAACAATATCTCCTGAAGTAGATTGACCTAATGCATATTTAATTGTTTTAAATGGTAAGTATTGTGAACCTGGATTTGAATCACTTCCAGAGTTTGAAACATAATAAACATTTTTTGCTTCAGCGTTTGACCATTTAGGGTCTTGGCCGTCTGTCGTTAAAACTGAACCTGAAACACCAATTGGTAATCTTGTAGTTTGAGAGGCGTCTTGTATTAACATATCACCTCTAGTATTCATAACTGCACCTGAATCACCTTGTGCAATTAATTGCCATACCGTTCCGTCTGAACCTGGAGTTACATTTGTTTGTCTGTCTTTTAACATTACATAAGTTGATGAAGTATATCTAACGACATCACCTATGTTGTAAGATGTTGAATTACTATATGCAGCTCTGTAATTAAAACCTTCTAGGTTTTTTACCCAATAAGATGAGTTTACCGTTCCGTTTGTGTTTGAAGGATATTGGTTAGTGTGATTAGCAATAGCAACATAGTTGTTACCACCATATTGAATTGTATCACCTGTTTTGTAAGATGTTCCGTGTGAATATTCACCTAATGCTTTGAAACCTGTTGTAAGGACATCCCAATATGTGTTGTCAGTTGGTGTTTGTCCTGAAGCTGGTGTTGTATTAATATAAACATATGAATATCCACCATATGTTACTACATCACCATCTTGGTAAGTTGTGCTTGCGTTGTAAGAATCTTCAAATTGAAAGCCCTCACCATACACTTCAAATTTACTAGGATCAAAATCTGAGGTAGATGTATGTTGAGTTGTTGTTCTATATTGGAAAGCACCGTATTTTACAAGGTCATTTAATCTATAAAAAGTTGTGGCAGCCCAATCTCCTTTAAAGAATAAACCCTCTGTATGCAAAGAATATTTTGCTAAATCTGTATAAAATCCTGCAATACTATTTTGTGAAGTGTGATTTGTAATTACGGTGTAAGTGTTACCACCATATTTTATAATGTCGTCAACAACATAAGCAGTTGATACCTGCCAATCGCCTCTCCATTTAAATTTAAGTCGTCCTAGTTTAAAATCTGCCATTTATATTCCTATACTGCGCTCTGCCAAGAAGTTGAATAAATTGTTGATGTGCTTTCAAATGTATCAAAATCATCTGTTATTGATGATTTATTATCAGCATTATTTCTTCTTCTTACCAATTCTCCATTACTATTTATATGATAACTACTCGTAGAATTATCATCATATACAAATTGTTGGTATCTGTCGCTATCGTTGTTTTTGTATCTTTTATTTATCTGTCCTATTGATATTGAACTATTATTTACTGGTTTTAATGTAAATGTCAGAGATGTTCCTGAAATGTTATAATCAGAATAAGCTGTCATTCTAACACCATCTTTAAATACAGCCACACCCTCTGGTTTAATATCACTAGCGTTTAAAGTAAATGATACGGTTGAGTTATCACCAGTAAAATACTGAACATTAAATAATTCTAATCTTTCTTCCGTGTAATCTGTTGAACCATCTTTAGGTACTAAATCTGATTTACCTGGTTCAAAAAAATCTGAAACTTGAATATCATCTTTATCACTAGAGTTAGGGTCAATAGTTGTAAGATATAACATGCCCTCTGGTGTTCTTCTCAATCCATGAAATACTTTGCCGTGTGTAGCGGCTGTTTCCGTTGATGTTGGTTGATTAAGTAATGCCATCTTACGATACCTCTAAAATACTAGCATAAGCTTCCATGTCAATCGCTGACGAATCTGGATTTGCTACTGCTAGAACTCTTAATTTATCCCCTGGTTCTAAATTTATTGGTTTGTCCATAGTTAATGTATTGTTCACAGGTATTTCTGTTCCTTTTGCAACATGATAAAAAGTTGAACCACCGTCAGTAGTTACTTTTACATCACACTTGCCAATATTAGTTGAACTTTTATTTGTAATATATAAAGCGTGTATTACAGAGTATGTTCCGCCTGGCGCTGTATAAAAATCTGTTTCCGCTCCTGCTGATAATGTTGCACCTTGATTTTTAAATGTACTTGCCACCCTATCCTCCGAATACTATTGAATATGCTAATGCGTCACCATCAAGTGCTACCGTTCCTGTAGCATTTGGTAAAGTTATCGTTCTATCTGCTGTTGGTTCTGCAACCGTCAGAGTTGTTTCATATGCGTTAGCTAAAAAACCTTCAAAGATTAAATTTGCACCATCTAAAGTTATATCTTGGTTTGTAGTCGCACCAGATGTTGTAACATTTTGTAAAGTAACGGCAGCTGCA